ATGCCGAGCAGGCCGCCCGCGCCGCGCTGGAACGCCGATTCGATCGCCTCGCTGCCGGCGGAAACGCGGAAGACGATCCTGACCGGGCTGAGCGGGGAGGAGGCGATCCGCCTGCTGCATGATTGGCGGTTCTGGGCGCGCGCCGCGCAATTGCCGCCCGCCGGGCGCTGGCGGATCTGGCTGATCCTCGCCGGGCGCGGCTTCGGCAAGACCCGCGCCGGGGCGGAATGGGTGCGTGCCCGTGTCGATACCGGCCGGGTGAAACGCATCGCGCTGGTCGGCGAGACGCTGGCCGATGCTAGGCAGGTGATGGTGGAGGGGGAAAGCGGGTTGCTGGCGATATCGCCACCCTGGAACCGGCCGCTCTGGCAGCCCTCGCTGCGCCGCCTCACCTGGCCGAACGGCGCCATCGCCACCGCCTTCAGCGCCGACGACCCGGAACAGCTGCGCGGCCCGCAATTCGATGCCGCCTGGGCCGACGAGCTGGCGAAATGGCGCCATCCCTCGGCCTGGGACAATCTGATGTTCGCGCTGCGACTGGGGGCCGACCCGCGCTGTGTCGCCACCACCACGCCGCGCCCACGCCCCTGGCTGAAGCCGATCCTGACCGATCCGGCAACGGTGGTGACGCGCGGTTCGACCCGCGACAATGAAGCCAACCTCGCCCCCGGCTTCCTGGCCGAGGTGCTGCGCCGATATGACGGCACGCGGCTCGGCCGGCAGGAGATCGACGGCGTGCTGCTGGAGGATGTGCCGGGCGCGCTGTGGCCGGCCTCCCTGCTGGAAGCCGCGCAGGAAGCAGCCGCGCCCGATCTCGTGCGCATCGTCGTCGCGGTCGATCCGTCAGGGAGTGCTGGCAGCGGCTCGGGCGACACCTCGGACGAGACCGGCATCCTCGTCGCCGGGCGCGACACCGAGGGCATCGCCCATGTGCTGGCCGACCGGTCGGGCCAGATGAGCCCCGCCGAATGGGGCCGCGCGGCCATCGCCGCCTACCGCGAGTTCCGGGCCGACCGGCTGATCGCCGAGCGTAATTTCGGCGGCGCCATGGTCGGCCATGTCATATCCACCGTCGATCCCGGCGTGCCGGTCACGCTGGTGACGGCCAGCCACGGCAAGCGCATCCGCGCCGAGCCGGTGGCAGCACTCTACGAGCAGGGCCGGGTGAAGCATCTGCCCGGCCTGGCGCTGCTGGAGGCGCAGATGGCCGCCTTCGCGCGGGAAGGCTATCAGGGCAGCGGCTCGCCCGACCGGCTCGACGCGCTGGTCTGGGCGCTCTCCGACCTGATGCTCCGCCCCGGTCTCGCCGGCTCGGCGGAACTGGAAGGGTTTTATTGAGGCACTGTCAGAGGCCGCGCGGCAATCATCACCCCACTCGAAAGGACGCCCATGCCGATCACCGATCCGCATCCCGAGCATCTGGCCGCCTCTGCGCTGTGGGCGCGGATGCGCGACTGCGCCGCCGGCGAGGATGCGGTCAAGGCGAGGCGGCAAGAATACCTGCCGCGCCCCGGCGGGCAGAGCGAGCGCGCCTACCGCGCCTATCTCGCCCGCGCCGTCTGGTATGGGGCGACCGAACGCACGCTGAACGGGCTGGCCGGCGCCATCTTCCGGCATCCGCCGGTGGTGGAAGCGCCCGACGCGCTGGCGCGGCAGCTCGACAGCATCGCGGCCGATGGCGGCCCGTTCGAGGGTCTGGCCCAGTCGGTCACGCGCGAGGCGCTGCTGACCGGCCGCGCCGGGCTGCTGGCGGACCGCCCTGCCGATGCCGAGGGCGCGCCCTATCTCGCCGCCTACCCCGCCGAATCGATCCTGAACTGGGAGACGGCCCCGCTGCAGGGCCGCCAGCGCCTCACAAGGCTGGTGCTGCGCGAGGATATGGAACGCTGCCGCGAGCTGCTGCTCGATGCCTCCGGGCAGTATCGCGTGCGGCTGTGGCGGCGCAAGTCGCGGCAGGCGGGCACTTACGAGATCACGCAAGAGCACCGCCCGACCCGCGCCGGGACGCCGCTCGATTTCATTCCCTTCAGCTTCGTGGGATCGCGCAGCCTGTCGCCCGCCGTCGAGAAACCGTCGCTGGCCGACCTCGCCAGCATGAACCTGGCGCATTACCGCAATTCCGCCGATTACGAACAGTCGCTGTTCCTGACCGGCCAGCCCACCCCCTGGATCGCCGGGCGGCTGGAGGCGCGCGAACGCCCGACTGCCATCGGCAGCGGCACGATCTGGCACCTGCCGGAGGGCTGCAGCGTCGGCATGCTGGAGTTCACCGGCGCCGGGCTGGAAGCACTGCGCCAGGCGATGCTGGACAAGGAGGCGCGCATGGTGCAGCTCGGCGCCCGGCTGCTGGAAGCGCCGAAGCGCGCCGCCGAAACGGCGGAGGCGGTGCGGCTGCGCGGCGCGGCGGAGGCATCGTCGCTGTCGATCCTGGCCGAGACGGTCGGGCGCGGCCTGACCCAGGCGCTGCGCCATCTCGCCTGGTGGCAGGGGCTGGAGCCGGACTCTGTGACTGTCCGGCTGAACCGCGATTTCGTCGAGGCTCGGCTCACCGCCCCCGACATCCTGGCGCTGGTGGAAAGCTGGCAGAAGGGTGCGATCAGCCGGCGCACGCTCTACGACAATCTGCGCGATGGCGAGGTCCTGCCGCCCGGCCGCGACTTCGCCGAGGAACAGCGCCTGATCGAAACCGAACAGCCGGAGATCCCCGCATGACCGAGACCGACTTCGAGAATACCGAGGCGCTGCAGAGCGCGCTGGCCGAGACCCGCGCCGCGCTGGCGGAAGCGCAGGGCCGCGCCGCCTATCTGGCGCTGGAGGCCGCCTTCCGCGCCGCCGCGCACGTGGCGGGCCTTCGGCCCGACGCCGTGGCCGACGCGCTGGCGCTGGCCGCCGAGAGCCACGCCGTCGATGGCGAGGGACAGCCGGTCGAGCTTGCCACCGGCGAGGCCGCCGACCTTGCCGCCTGGCTGGATTCCCAGCGCACGGACCATCCCGGCTGGTGGCCGGATTCCTCCGGCGGCGGGGCGGCCGGCGTGGTCGCCACAGCGCTGTCCGGCGGCATCACCCTGACCCGCGCCCAGGCGCGCGACCCGGCGCGCTACCGCGCCGCCCGCGAGGCCGCGTCGCGCACCGGCCTGCCGCTGGCGATCCTGGGGTAGGGGGTGTTTCTCCCCTCACCCAGCTTCGGGTAAGGCGCTGACGCGCCAACCCTCCGCATCCCTCTCCCCTTCCGAGGCGAGGGATTTCTTTGAACGTCTGCTGGCCTCTCCCCTTCCGGGGCGAGGGATTTTTTTGCACCCGCTCCTTATCGTTCCCTCGCCCCCCGCTGATGGCGACCCATCGCCATCAGCTACCGTTTGCCAAAGGGGGGGAGAGGGTTGCGCAGGCTTGTGAGCGAAAGCGAGCTAGCCGGAGCTGGGTGAGGGGGAACCGCATGACCGGAGCCCCCCAAACCACACCGCCCCTCAACAGGAGATACAGCCCATGGCCAATTCGCTTGGCGCCTATAACGCCACCTTCTTCGCGCAGGAAGCGCTGATCCAGCTGGAAAAGGCGCTGGGCCTCGCCAGCCGCGTCTATCGCGGCTACGAGGCGGAGCGCGCCAGCTACGGCCTCGGCGACACGGTGAACGTGCCGGTGCCGTCCAGCTTCGCCGCGCAGGACCATGCGCCGGGCAGCGGCACCACGGCGCAGGATATCGACGCCGGCACGGTGCCGATCCGCCTCGACCGCCACAAGGAGGTGAAATTCGCCGTCAGCGACCGCGACCTCGCCTATGCGTCGGAGCGCATCATCGACGATCATCTGCGCCCGGCCGCCTATGCGCTGGCCGATTCGATCGACCAGGATCTGTGCGGCCTGTACCGCTTCGTGCCCTGGGCGGTGGACGTGACCGGCAGCGCCGGGGCCGGCTGGGTGACATCGCCGCGCCGCCGCCTGCGCGAGCTGCTGGTGCCGGTCGATGACGGTAATCTGCATCTGATGGTCGATCCCGCCATCGAGCAGGATTTCCTCGGCCTCGACATCTTCCACGCAGCGCTGGTCACCGGCGGCACGGCGAACCAGGATGCGCTGCTGCGCGGCAGCCTGGGCACCCGGTTCGGCGCGGAGATCTTCGTGAACCAGAATGTCCGCGCCCATGCCGCCGGCACGCTGATCTCCGCCGGCAGCGATACCGATGGCGTGCTGGATGGCGCGGTATCGCAGGGCGCCGCCAGCCTCGCGGTGGACGGCTTCGCCAGCGGCGCCACGGTGAAGACCGGCGACAGCTTCGTCATCGAGGGCCATGCCCAGCGCTATGTCGTCACCGAGGACGCCACGCTTGCCGATGGCTCCGGCACGCTTTCGATCCATCCCGCCGCCGCCGCGGACTATGCCAATGGCGCGGTCGTCAGCTTCGAGGACGGGACCGGCAGCGCGGCCGGCAGCTTCAGCGCCAATCTGATGTTCCACCGCAATTTCGCGGCGCTCGTGCTGGCCCCGCTGCCGGCCACCGGCGACGGGCGCGGCGCGCAGATCGAGAGCGTCACCGACCCGGTGACCGGCCTCTCCTTACGCGCCCGCATGTGGTATGACGGCGACACCGCGACCAACTATGTCGCGCTCGATGTGCTGTACGGGCTGACCGTGCTGGACGGCAACCTCGCGGTGCGCCTGCGCCGGCCGCTGGCGTAAGCCATGAGTTTGCCCATGAGTTTGGTCGTCGAGCTGGGCGGCGGGGACAACCCCGCCGCCAACGCCTATATCGATCTGGATTTCGCCAACGCGCATCACGCGCTGCGCGACCGGCCGGTCTGGGCGGAAGCGGATGAGGCGGCCCGCATCGCCGCCATCCTCGCTGCAACCGAGCATCTCGACAGCGGCTTCCGCTGGAAGGGCCAGCGCAACCACCCGTCGCAGCCGCTGGCCTGGCCGCGCCGCGATGCCCGCGACGAGGAAGGCGTGGTGCAGAGCCTGGTGCCGGCTCTGCTGCGCCGCGCCTGTGCCGAACTGGCCCTGCGCGCGCTGGACGGGCCGCTCGCCCCCGATATCGCGCCCGGCGGCCAGCCGCTGCGCGAGAAGGCGGGGGAGGTGGAGATCGCCTATGCCCCCGGCGCCTCTGCGCTTCCCCGCCACCCCGCCATCGAGCGCATGCTGGCCGGCCTCATCCGCCCGCCGGAGCCGCTCGACCGCGCCTAGGAGGATCATCCCATGGGCTTCTACGACCGGATGGCGCAGAGCGCGCTGCGGCTGATCGCGGAGAAGGGCGCCAGCCTCACCTATCGCCGGCTGGTGCCGTCCTTCGATCCGCTGACCGGGGCGACCGTAACCGCCGCCACCGATTACGCCGTCACCGGCGTGGTGCAGGAGGCCAGCCCCGGCCCGCTGGATAACAGTCTGGTCCGGCGCGGTGATCGGATCGTGCTGGTCGCCGCCGAAGCGCTGCCGGTGGTGCCGGAGGCGGGCTCCGTCCTGCTGCTGGAGGAGGTGGAATGGTCCATCGTGCATGTCGGCGCGATCAAACCCGGCGACACCGCCATCGCCTGGCGGCTGCAGGTGCGGCGATGAGCCTGGAAGCGATCCGAAGCAGCATCGAGGCGCATGCCGCCGCGAGCTGGAGCGAGACTCCGCTGGCCTGGGACAATCTGACCTACGATGCCGCCGCGCGCGGCCCCTGGCTGCGAATCTCGGTCAGCGGCTCGACCGGCCGGCAGGTAACGCTGGGCGCGCCGGAGGGACGGATTTTCCGGCGGCGCGGGCAGGTGCGGCTGCAACTCTTCGTGCCGGCGAATAGCGGCCCCTCCGAGGCCGCCGGCCTCGCCGACCGCGCGGCGGCGCTTTTCGAGGGACGCAGTTTGGAGAGCACTATCGGCCCCGTGAGTTTCGCCGCCGCCGACATCACCGAGACCGGCGCCGACGGCCATGGCTGGCGGCTTACCCTCATCACCGTGCCGTTCCAGGCGGATGAGAGCGTGTGAGGTTATACTCCCCTCGCCCTCTCCTCAGTCCGTCACCCCCGGCCCCTAGTCCCACTGGGTGCCGGGGGTCCATGCTTCCGCTCACTGGATGCTGATCGAGCAGGCTGAACCTTGGACCCCCGCAACAAGTGCGGGGGTGACGGTCAGAGTGAGGAGTTCTTCTCTTTTGCAGACCCAACCGCCCGTCGCAGCGCGGCGCGGGCGAGCAGCCGGGTGGAATCGAGCGTCGGCAGCGGCGAATTGCCGTCATCGATGATGAGCGGGATTTCGGTGCAGCCGAGGATGACGGCGTCGCAGCCTTCCTCCTGCTTCAGCCGCCCGATGATGCGCTGGAACACCTTGACGCCGGCCTCGGTGAAGCGGCCATAGACCAGATCGTCCATGATCACGCGCATGATCTCATCGCGCTCCGCCACGGTGGGCTTCACGCAGTCGAGGCCGCGTTTGCCCAGCGCTACGGGATAGACATCGCTGTCGGTCAGCCAGCGCGTGCCGGTCAGGGCGAGCTTCTTAAACCCACGTGCCACGGCCTCGTCGGCCACCGTCTCGGCAATATGCAGCCAGGGCAGCGGCGAGCGCTTTGCCACCAGATCGAACGCCTGATGGATCGTGTTGTCCGGGGTCAGCAGGAAATCGGCACCGATGCGCGCCAGCTTCTCCGCCGAGGCCAGCATCAGGTCAGCCACGCCCTGCATGTTGCCGCGCTCCAGATGCACGACATAGTCGGACAAGGGCGGCGTGTGCATGCTGACTTCCGGATGGGCGTGCGGGCCGAGCAGGGCGGCGCCCTCGGCGCAGATGGTGCGGTAGCACAGGGCCGCGCCTTCCGCCGAGCAGCCGACAATTCCGATATGCAGGGTCATGCGGGCGGTTCCTCGTTCTTCGGTCTTGAGGGGCCAGCCTAACCGCCTGACGCCCATCGGGAAAGGTACAGCAACCTCTCAATTGACACCCGACCGGGTCGCCCTTTCGGCGGCCCTTTTCTTATCCCTGAAGGAGGGCCAGCGATGGCGGATTCCAACCGCGTTTCCCTGCGCAGCGTACGCGAGAGCGTGTGGGGCGAGACCCCGGCAAGCCCGGCGATGACCGCGCTGCGCATCACCGGCGAGAGCCTGAAATACCAGCTGCGCACTGCGCGCTCCAACGAGATCCGGCCCGACCGCATGGTCGCCGACATCCCGCAGGTCGGCGCCTCGGTCTCCGGCGATATCGGCATGGAGCTGAGCTATGGGTCCGCCGACGATTTCCTGATGGCGGCCCTGTTCGCCGATGACTGGCAGGCGGTCGACATCTCCGGCGACGACATCGCCGCCGATGCCAGCGGCGGGCGTTTTACCTCCAGCCTCACCGACTTCGTCGCGGAGGGTATGACGCAAGGCCAGTGGGTGCGCGTGACGGGATTCGCCACTGCCGGCAATAACGGCTTCTTCCGCGTGATTGCGGTGGAGACCGATGAGATCGCGGTCAGCCCCGCCCCGGCGGCAAACGAAGCGGCGGGCGCGACCATCGGCATCGATGCCGCGACCATCCGCAACGGCGTGACCCCGCACAGCTTCACGCTGGAGCGCGGCCTCACCGATGTCGGCGAATATTTCGCCTATCGCGGCTGCCTGCTGACCGGCGCCCGGCTGACCATCCAGGCCGGGCAGATCGCCACCGCCAGCTTCGGCGTGATCGGCCGCGACGCCGCCGTCGCCGGGGCCAGCATCGCCGCCAGCGTGACGGAGTCGCCAGCGTCATCCGTGCTGAACGCGACCCGCAATGTCGCCTCGATCCGCGAGGGCGGGGCGGAGCTGGCGGGACCGAATTTCGCGCGCTCGCTCTCGCTGAACCTCGCCAACAATCTGCGCGAGCAGATGGCGGTGGGCAGCTTCGGCGCGGCCGGCATCGGCCTCGGCCAGTTCCAGGCGACCGGGCAGATCGAGACCTATTTCGGCAACCGCGCGCTCTATCAGAAATTCCTCGATGGCAGCGATTCGGCGCTGTCCGTGCGGTTGGCCGACAGTGCGGGCAATGCGCTGATCCTCGATTTGCCGCGGCTGCGCTTCACCGACGCCGATGTCATGGCGTCCGGCCCGAACGAGGATGTGATGGCGCGGCTGTCCTTCGAGGCGATCCGCCACCCCGGCGAAGGCTTCGCCGCCGCCTTCCACCGCTTCGCGGCGTAGCCCTTCCTTCCCACTCCCCCAAAGGAACCCCCATGCACTCGATCTACGATCTGTTCGCGACCGACCCGAAGGCCGAGGCCGAGGAGGGGCTGGTGCTGGACTATGGCGCGTTCGGCCGCATCACCATCCGCCGCGCCGGCGGCGCCAACAAGGGTTTCGCCCGCGCGCTGGAAGCGAAACTCCGCCCCTATCGCCGGCAGATGCAGGCCGGCACGCTGGACGAGGCGGTGGCGGAGAAGCTGCTGGCGGAAGTCTATGCCGAGACCGTGCTGCTGGGCTGGCAGGGTATCCGGGACCGCGACGGGCAGGACATCGCCTTCACCGCCAGCGCGGCGGCGCAACTGCTGACCGACCTGCCGGAGCTGTTCCGCGACATTCAGGAACAGGCGCAGAAGGCGGCCAATTTCCGCGCCGCGGAGCTGGCGGAGACGGCAAAAAACTGAGCACCGCGCTGCGCTGGCGGCTGGACTGGGGCAGCCGGGCGGACTGGCTGGCCGAGGCCGCCGCCGAGCGTGGCGCGGATTTGCCGGCGGCGGTGCTGGACGAACCGGCGCTCGCCCCCGGCCTCGGCTGGTATCTCGACGCCTTCGCCGAGTTGGGCAGCTGCCGGCCTGCCGGCATGGGCGGGCTGGGCCCGATCCCCTGGACGGCGCTGGATGCCTGGGCGCAGCGGCACGGCATCGCGGGCGAGGACTTCGAGGCGTTCGCCGTCCTGATCGCGGCGTTGGATGCCGCCTGGCTCGCCCATATCGAGGAGCGGCAGAGATGCGCCTGACCGTCACCGGACTCGATGAGACCGAGGCCGATCTGGCAGCGGCGATAACCGAAACAAGCGACCACCTCGCCACGCATCTGCTGCAAGAGCTGCGCGCCGCCACCCCGGTCGAGACCGGGCGGGCACGCGACGGCTGGCACCTGACGGAGGCGGGCATCCGCAACGATGTGCCCTATGTCGGGCGGCTGAATGCGGGCTCCTCCCGGCAGGCGCCGGCGGGATTCGTCGAGGCCGCCATCGACCGGGCATTGGAAAGGGAATAGCGATGCAGAAAACCATCGAGATCGCGCTCGACATTCTGCCCGCCGAGCGCGGGTTGCGCACGCTGTCCCGCTCGCTGGCGGAAATCGGCGAGAGTGCCGACCGGCAGCAGCCCGCCCTGCAACGGCTGAGCGGCCAGATCGGCGGCATTTCCGGCCAGTTGGCCGAGCTGGAGCGCCGCAGCCGGCCGATGACCGAGGCGCTGCGTACCGCCGCCGAGGGCATCCAGCGCGGCTTTTCCGACGCCTTCACGGTGATCTTCCGCGAAGGACGGCTGCGCTTCGGCGACCTGGCCGACCACCTGAAGTCCGCCTTCGCGCGGCTGCTGGGAGAACTGGCCGCACTGGCCATCGCCCGGCCCGTGGTGGTGCCGGTGGTGGCGGGGCTCGGCTCGCTCATGGGCCTGTCCGGCAGCGCCGCCGCCGGGGTGACGGACAGGCTGGGCGGGTCTGGTCCCGGCCTCACTGACCTGCTGGGGCTGGGCCGCTCGCTGGTCGGCGGCGACCTGTTGTCATCCGCCCTGCCCTCCCTGTTCGGCGCGACGGCCGTGGGCCTCGGCGGCGGGGCGACTGCCACCAGCCTGGGCGTCTCCGCCGTTGCCGGCGGCATGAGCAATGCCGGCATCGCCACGGCGGGCTCGCTGGCCGGCGGTTCTCTGGCAGGGCTGGGCTCCGCCCTGTCGCTGGCGCTGCCGGTGGCGGGCATCGCCCTGCCCTTCCTGCTGGGCGGGCTGTTCGGCGGCAAGCCCAGCGACCATACCGCCTCGCTGCAAGGCATGGTCTCCGGCACGCTGCGCCCGACCGAGGATGGCGCCAATGCCGAAACCCGGCAGGCCCGCGACGCGCTGCAGGGGCTGGTGATGGGCGCGCTGTCCGAGGTGACGCGCGGCCTCAAGCTGCCGCTGCCCGACGATCTCTATCTCGACCTCGCCACCGGCGGGCGCGACGGCAACCGCTTCTGGCTCTACCGCACCGAGGAAGACCTCTATGGCAAGCCGGCCTCCGCCCGGCCCGACCCGCTGGCCAGCGGCAGCTTCGCCGATGCCGAGGGGCTGGTCGCCGCGCTTGTGGAGGAGCTTAGCGAGGCGATGACCGGCAGCGCCGTGACGCTGGAACAGCTCACCGCGCGCAATTTCGCCGACGCGGCGCGGCGCGCGGCGGACGGCATCCCCGACGCGCTGGACCAGGTGATCGCCCGTTTCCGCGAGCTGCGCGGCAGCGCCGAGGATCTGGCGGCGAAGGGGCTGATCGACCTCGATACCGTGCTGGCCGATCTGCGCCATGTCCGCGATGACGGGCTGGCGCAGGCGCTGTCCGGCCTCGATGCCGGCAGCTTGCGCGCGGTCATCGACTATTACGCCACGGTCGAGACGAACATCCCGGTGCTGCGCGCCGCTGAATCGGCACTGGCGGCCCTTGGCCAGACGGCGGAGGGCACGGCCCTGCGGCTGACCGCGGCGCAGCGCGCCTATGCCGATGCCCAGCTGGCTGCGGCCGAAGAGTATCTGCGCGCGATGGAGGATCAGGCGTCGGACTGGCGGCGCATGGCCGACAATCTCGCCCGCACGCGCCTGTCGCTGCTGACCGATGCCGAGCTGTCGCCGCTGTCACCCGCCGACCGGCTGACCGAGGCACGCCGCCAGTTCGACGATGTCGCCGCCCGCGCGCAGCTGGGCGACAGCGCCGCCATCGGGGAGCTGCCGGAGCTCAGCCGCCGGCTGCTGGAAGCCAGCCGCGCCTACCATGCCAGCTCCGCCGATTACTTCGCCGATTTCGAACGGGTGAGCGGCGTGCTGCAGGCGACCGAGAGCCTGGCCAGCCGCCAGCTCGCCATTGCCGAGGGCCAGCTTTCCAGCCTGCGGACCCAGACCGACACGCTGCGCCAGATGCTGACCGGCCAGCAGGTCCTCGCCACCAGCCTGGCGCAGCTGCCCGCCATCCTGCAGGGGCTGATCGCCGGGCTCGGCGCCAGTGCCGGCGGTGGGGGCGGTGGCGGGAGTTCAGCCAGTTCGGGCGGCGTCGCCTACCTTCCCGGCAGCTATGGCGAGAGTGCCTCCTCGGGCGAATATATGGCGGAAATCGGCCTGACGCGCTCGACCCGCGACGCCATCCTCGCCGGCCTCGGCCAGACGACATCCGGCGGCGGCACGGTGCGCGACCGCATCGATCAGGACAGCGCCTTCGCTGAGTCCTACCGCGCCGCCATCATCGCGGCCGGCGGTACGCCGAATTTTGCCCATGGCGGCTGGCATGCCGGGGGCTTGCGCCTCGTCGGCGAGCAGGGACCGGAGCTGGAGGCGACCGGCCCGGCCCGGCTGTTCACCGCCGGGGAGACGCGCCGGTTGCTGGCGCCGTCCTCCGGGGAAGATGAGGCTGCCCGAGAGACCACAAGCGAGGTCGCAGCCCTGCGCCGCCAGCAGGCCCGCGAGGCCGAACAGGCCCGCGCCGACCTCGCCAGCCTGCGCGCCGAGATGAGCGCCATCCGCCAGTCCCTCGGCCGCGTCATCGCGGCGGGGTGATCCCTCCCCCCACCACAGGAACATCCCATGCCGATCCTGTATCTGGCCGAGATCGCGCTGTACCAGAACGGCGCGGTGGAGACACTGCGCCTGGCGACCGGCCCGTACCGCACCGCGCCCGACGACCCGGCACTGCCCGATGTCGCGTTCCTGCCGCTGATCGTCAGCCCGCCCGGCTTTTCCGCCCATGCCTTCGGATCGGGCCGCACCGGCGGGCGCTCCACCACCGGCGCGGGCGAGATCGTGCTGAACAATGCCGACCGCTTCTTCGACCGCTATGCCGGGGCGGGCTGGGACGGGCGGCCCTTCCGGCTCTATCGCGGATCTTCTGACGCTCGGGCTGGCGGACGCTTCCATGAATTCGAACTGATCTTCGCCGGCACGGCGGAACAGGCGGAATGGCGCGATTTGCATGTGCACCTGTTCCTGCGCGACCGGCAGGCGGAGTTCGAGGTGCCGATCCAGCGCGAAACCTATGCGGGCACGAACAGCGGTGCGACCGGCAATGAGGGCACGGCGGACGACATCAAGGGCCGGCCGAAGCTGCTGTGCTATGGCCTGTGCCACAATGTGCCGCTGGCGCCCTTGAACACGGCAGCGCTGCGCTATGGCGCGCATGACGGCTCGATCTTCTCAGTGGACGAACTCTACGACCGGGGCGCGCCACTGTCGAAAGTGACCGGCACGCCCGCCGCTGGCCAGTACCGCGAGGATGTAACCGAGGGGTATGTCACGCTGGGCGGCAGCCCGGCCGGTACCATCACCGCCAAAATCTCCGGCGAGCGGCTGGAAAATCTGTTCCTGTGGTCGGAGCAGTTCATGAACCCGGCCTGGGTGAAGGATAGCGGCGTGGCGGTCGCAAACGACGTCATCACCGGCCCGAATGGCGGCGCGACCGCCGAGCGCATCGACATTCCCGCCGAGGAAGGCGCCGGCTTCCGCCAGAGCGTCAGCGTGACCGCCGGCCAGCCCTATACCTTCTCTATCTATCTGCGCAGCGTGGTCGGCACCGTGACGCTGGGCATGGGCATCGAGGATGCTACCAAGCAGGAAATCACGCTGGACGAAAGCTGGCGGCGATTCACCATCACCGAGACCGTCTCCGGCTCAACCGTCTCGCCCGGTATCTTCAGCCTGGGCAATGCGGCGGCGATTTATGCCTGGGGCGCGCAGATCGAGCTGGGCAGCGTAGCGAAGAATGGCATCGTCACCGGCGGCACGCCGCACCCATCCAGCTATACCGCACAGCCCGCCGACATGCTGCGCACCATCGCCGTCACCCGCTCCGAGCTGGTGGATTTCCTCGATCTCGACCATGCCAGTTTCCAGACTCTCAACGAGGCTACTTCGGGCATCGGCCTCGGCCTGTTCATCGACCGCGAGATGAGTATCGCCGAAGCCTTCGATCTGATCTGTGAGAGCATTGGCGGTTTCTGGTACTTCACCCGCAACGGGCGGCTGGCAGTCAGGCGGCTGGAAGCGCCCACGGGCAATCCGGTGGCCTCGTTCGACCGGTCGGTCGCGGCCAATCCGCGCCGCCTTACCACCAACGATGCCGGGCGTGGCCTGCCGAACCACCGCGTGGTGCTGGGCTGGCGGCGCAACTGGCTGGTGCAGCAGGGCGACCAGCTTGCCGGGTCGGTGCCGGCCGAACGCCGCGCCTTCCTGTCCGAGGAATACCGCACCGTGGCCGCTGCCGATCCTTCGGTGCTAACCGCGCACCCGCTGTCGGAGGAGCTGCGCCGGATGACGCTGCTGGAAGAGCCGGCGGATGCGGCGGCGGAGGCCGACCGGCTGCTGGCGCTGCATGGCGTGCGCCGCGACCTGATCGAGTTCGAGCTGCCGGTCGCCGCCTATTTCGCGGCCGGCGCGCCCTGGCTGGGCGACGAGATCGCCTACCGCGACGAGTGCTTCCTCGATTATGCGGAAGGCCGGCCACTGATCCTGCTGGGGGTGGAGGAGGATTATGAGGCCGACCGCATCACCCTGCAGGCCTGGGGGTGAGGTTCATCCCCTCCCCCCACTCCCCCCTTTTCTTGCAACCGGAACGGACCGACCATGGCGAACATGATCCTGGGCTGGGTGAACGAGGCTGACCGCGCGGACCTAAGCGGCGGGCGCTGGGCAACGGCGCTGCCGCAGGCGGCGCTGGCGGATGACCGTCTGTCGAAGGCGGCACGCACGCTGGGCAACCGGCCTGCCGATACGGCCATTGTGGCCGATCTGAGCGAGGCCAGGACCATCGGCCTGGCCGCGCTGTTCGGCGCGGTGGCGGCACCCGCTGCCGGTTGCCCGCTGGGCTCGGCGCGCTACCGCGTGCGCGCCAGCGACGATGCCCGCCTGACAGGCCCGCTGCTCGACCTCGATTTCACCAGCTATGGGCCGGAGGATCCGCGCATCGCCTTTGCGCGGTCCAGCCTCGCCACCCGGTTCGACCGCACCGGCCTGCTGCAGGGCTATGGCCTGACCGAGCCGCTGACAATCAACCTCGACGGGTTCGATCCGCCCGGCACGCTGGAATTGGTGCTTCAGCAGAAGGACCGCGACTTCTGGGTCGGCGAGGCAGTCAGGCTGGCCGACCCGGAGGATGCCGGCCGCTCTCTGGGCGGCACGCTGCTGACCTTCGACCGGGCAAGCGGCGCGATCCGCCTCGCCATCGACAGCGTCGCTGGCAGCGGCAGCCCTACCATCGCCTGGCGGCTGGAGAGCCTGGCTGCGCGTTACGGGCGGCGGCAGGACCATGACCCGGCCAGCGGCACGCCGCGCGGCTTCCTGATCGAGGGCGAACGGACCAACCTGCTCGCCCGCTCCGCCGGCTTCGGCGAGGCGGTGTGGACGAAGCAGGGCAGCATCGTCGCCAGCGGCGGGACGGCGCCGGACGGCACCCAGGATGCCGCCCTGCTGCGCGAGGATGGCAGCACCGGCTTCCACCAGATAACGCAATCCGTCACCGTGGCCGAGGGTACGATCGTGACGCTCAGCCTGTTCGTAAAACCGGCCGGGCGCACGCGCCTCGCCCTGCTGCTGTCCAGCGGCGGCGATTATGCCCAAGGCACATTCGACCTTGCCGCCGGCAGCGCCAGCACCGCGCAGGGCGGGGCCGGCACGGCGCTGTCGGCGCGGATCATCCCGCTGGCCGGGGGCTGGGCGCGTTGCGCGCTGACGGGTTCCATCGTCGGGGAGACAAGCTACCTCGCCGCCTGCCGGCTGTTGAATCCCGGCGGCAGCTACGAGGGCGATGGCACCAGCGGGATGCTGGTCTGGGGCGCGCAGGCCGAGGCAGGGCCGGATGCCAGCAGCTATATCCCCACATCCGGCGGACCGGCCACCCGCGCCGCCGACAGCGCCAGACTAGCGCTTGATATGAGTTTGCCGGAAGGCACCCTTCTGGCCGCCTATCGCAGCCGGCGCACCGGATCGGTCGCCATTGCCGGGCTGAATGACGGCACGGCGGACAATGGCATCGAGCTGCGCCACGGCGCCAGCGGGGCGCGGCTGGGCTCGATCATCGCCGGCGGGGCCGAGCAGGCCGCGCTGTCCACCGGCAGCCCCGCCGCCGATACCGCATCCATGGCCGGGATTGCCTTTGCTGCGGGGGATGTTGCTGCCACCGCCGATGGCGCTGCGGTTGTAACGGGCACGCCGGGCGCCCTGCCCGCCTTTACCGGCCTCGATCTCGGGAACCGCCCAAACGGAGAGACTCTCGACGGGCATCTCGCCCGCGTGCAGCTCTATGGCCGGCGGCTGACCGATACCGAACTGACGGGCGCCAGCGCCAGCCTCGCCCTGCAGCTTGGCCCCATTGCCTACGATTCCGGCTGGCTGGATGTCTGGCAGGGCAATTGGCGGCGCGAGGGTTATGCTGCCGTGATGCTGGCCACGCCACCGGACGTGGCGGCGCGCTACTGGCGCTTCGACCTGGACGATCAGGCCAGCCCCGACGGCTTCCTCGACCTCGCCCGGCTGTGGCTGGGGCCGGCGGTGCGCCTGTCGGTGAATTACGAATATGGGGCGGCGCTGGGCATCGAGGCCGAGGCCCGCATCGCCCGCGCGCAGGACGGCACGGCGCGCTTCGAGGACCGTGCCCGGCTGCGAATCGCCAGCTACCCCATCGAGCATCAGAGCGCGCAGGAAGCCTACCGCGTGCATCTGGAGCTGCAGCGCGTTGCCGGTCCGTCCGGCGAGGTGCTGGCCGTCGCCGATCCCGACGATACCGAATTCCGCGCCGAGCGGGTGTTCATCGCCCGGCTGCGGAGCCTGCGGCCGGTCGCCCACCGCGCCTTCCAGCGCTTCGGCACCGAGCTGGAGTTGGAGGAAAGGCTGAGCTAGCCCCTACTCCGCCTTGTCGAGCCAGGCGGCGGAGAGGAACACGCCATCCCTGAAATCGCAGCGCCAGGCGCGCCGGAAGCTGCCATCCGGCGAGACCGCCTCGGCCAGCACCGTCCAGTCGCCGCCGCGATGGGTGAGTTCCGAGGGATCGAAACGGACGTCGCGCGCCTCCGGCAAGGCGGCGCGCAGCGCGGCGAGGCAGGGTTTCATCTCGTAGCGCACCGGCTGGTCCTCCGGTTTCGAGGCGCAGCCAGCGAGCGCGAGGAGGCACATCAGGATCGGCAGAATTCTCGGCACGGGCGCGGCTCCGGGTGGCGGGCAGAAATCCCTAACACGAATCGACAGGAAAGCGAGGTCTCCCATGACACGCGACGAACGCGAGCGTCTGGTGACGCTGGAACAGCAGATGCGCGACAGCCGCGAGGATATGGCGGAACTGAAGCTGGATGTGAAGGCGATCCGCAGCGTGCTGGCCGAGGCGCGCGGCGGCTGGAAAATCCTGCTGCTGCTCGGCGGCGCGGCGGCGGCCATCGGCGCCGCCTTCGGCAAGCTGCTGGGCAGCGGTTTCGGGGGCGGCCTGCCGTGAGCTTCTTCGCGCACTGGTCGCAGGTGCCGGAGAGGCTGTGGCGCTGGCCGGATTTCGCGCCTGCCGAGATCGCCAGCCGGGGCGACGGCTCGATCCTGATCGCGCCCGACGCACTCGACCGGCTTCAGGCGCTGCGCGATGCGCTGCGCCGGCCGGTGATCGTCACCTCGGCCTACCGCGATCCCGTCCACAATGCCCGGGTCGGCGGCGCCCCCTTGAGCCGCCACAAGGCGGGCGACGCCTTCGACATCGCGCTGCGCGGCCACGACCGGGCGGAAATGCTGGAAGTGGCGCGGGCGGCGGGTTTCACCGGCTTCGGCTTCTATTCCAGCTTCCTGCATGTCGATTGCGGGCCGGCGAGACAGTGGGGCCAAAGGGGAGACAAGTCATGGACATACTGAGCTTCTTCACCTCGATCCTGACCGGCGGGGCAACCGGGTTGCTGGGCCTCGTGGCGTCAGCCGGCATCCGCATCCTGGAGGCGCGCGAGCGCCGCCGCACGCTGGAGCTGGAACTCGCCCATGCCGAGCGGCTGCACCTGCTGCAGATGGAGGCGAAGAATGCGGAGTGGGAGAATGAACGGCTGATCGCGGAGCTGACAACGGCGCGCGATTTGCGCACCGCCTCCTACGATCATGACCGCAGCTATGGCCGCGCCAGCCTGTGGGTGGTCAACATATTGCGCCTCGTGCGCCCGGCGCTGACGCTGCTGCTGATCGGCCTGACCGGTTTCGTGTTCTTCGAACTCTACAGCGACGAGGACCGCCGCCGCATCGTCGAGATGCTGGTCTATGCCACCACGGCGTCGGTCATCTGGTGGTTCGGCAGCCGCGATCTGGAAAAGGGGAAGTAGCCGCTACACCAGATCGTCGAGGTCGACCGACAGCACTTCGGCAAGGCGCTTCATGACGGCAAGGCTGCCTTCCTTGCGGCCGGTCTCGATCTCCGACAGATAGGCGGCGCCAATCCCGGCAGACGCGGCCAGCGCCCGCCCGGTCAGGCCGCGATGCCGCCGCCAGACCCGCACCGGATTCTCCCCGGCCAGCAGCCGCGTCACCAGCGCCGCCGGCACCATCTCGTCCCTGCCCGCCGCGATATCGCCGCGAACCTTCGACGCCACCGCAATATCGGCAGCATCAAGCAACCGCTCGTAATCCGAGAGCGGCAGCACCACAAGCGTTTCTCCGCCCGGCGTAACGATCTTCTGCAT